CCACTTGCTGCAGTTAAGTTTAACTAATATATAAAGGAGTAAGATTATGGACTGGACTGACCTTAAGGCATATGTAGGTGCTTCTAGCACTGATGATGCTTATGTAGAAGAGTGCTGGGACACATCAAAGGATTTGGTTGCAAGTTATATTGCATCTACCAAAGTTCCTGTTGGTGTGTTGAAGCGTTGCTACCTTGAGGTCGGTTCAGAACTATTTAATCGTCGTAACGCACCAATGGGTGTGGCTCAATATGCAACTTATGATGGTGCGCCATTAAATACTGCAAGAGACCCACTCGTTGGTGTGTATCCTTTACTTAATAGATACATGGTGAGATTCGGATGAATTTAGCAGGAGTTAGAGCAGAACTAGAGAGTGCCATCATTCTTGGTGGTGTCTCAAAGGTTTACAAGTTTGTACCAGCAAGACCTAATCCACTTTGTGCGATTATGGAACCTGATACTGATTTTATTACTGTATATGAAAATCAATATGATGCAGATTATGCATCTAATTGGAAAGTACTTATCTTAGTACCATATGCAACTAATGAAACAGAAACAGAAAATCTTGATGACACACTTGACACTCTTATCCCTGCAATTTGGGAATACACCGCAGCAACAACATTAACCGTAGACAAACCATTTATCCAAGAGGTAAACGGTTCTAGGTTTTTAGCAACAAACATAAATATTTCAATAGACATTGAAGGAGGAAATTGATATGGCAAGAATTAGAGGCAAATCAATCGTCTTCTCAGTTGAAGGAACAGACTACGCAGGCTCAGTGAGCAATGTTACATTCTCATCTGCAGTAGGCACACTTGGTTTCGGCAACTACGAAGATTCACTTGATTTCACATGCGCTGTAACTGGATTCCAGGACACAGCAGCAGCATCACTACATACTTACCTTTGGGAAAACCCAGGCGCAGTAGTAGATATCGTATTCTCACCACACGGAAACGGTTCACCATCAGCATCACAGCCATTGTTTGAAGCAAGAGGCTACGCTGAGACAATTCCTGATCTAGGCGGAGCAGCAGGCGAATACTTTGTATACGACCTTAACTTTATCCTAGAAGGAAAGCCAGTTCGTAGAGAGTCCTAAGCAGTAGTCATGGCAGAGGCTGGAATAACTATCACGGGAGTTAAGGAAGTCACAGACACCCTTAAAAAACTTGGTAGAGATTTAGAATCAAACATAGAACTTAATAAAGAACTAAGTACGACTCTATCTCAGAAAGCCTCTGCTATGGCACCTAAATTAACTGGTGCTCTGGCTTCTTCTGTTCTTGGTAACCCATCAGCAGAGAAAGCCCAAATATTGGCAGGTAGTGCAGCAGTACCATATGCAGGAGTACAAGAATATGGATGGCCAGAAAGAAACATAAAGGCTCAACCTTATTTAAATCCAGCAGTAAGAGATAACATGGGATACATCATTGAAAAGTACAATGACAGTATCCAAGCAGCAATAAAGCAATACAACTTAAACTAACAGGAGGCAGTAATGGACAACTTTGATTTAATGAATACTCTCAAGTGGAAAGAACTTGCAGAAGTAGAAGAATATCTTGATTTACCTATGGACGAATGGACTGAAAGCAAGTCTAAGTCAAAACTAGCATTCGCAATGCAATACATGATGGCAAAGCGAAACAACCCAGCCCTTACAATAGGGGAAGCAGAAGAAATGTCAATCCAACAGTTGACTGACCTTGCTGGAGTTGAGTTTACTGCCCCAAAAGAAGTGAATCCAGCCTAAGCAAAATGGGTGTGTTCTGTGCAGAAACAGGATACACTCCAGATCAGTTTTGGGACATGACGCTGGAAGAATACGGTGCAATTGTGACGGCACTTAACAGGAGGAACAAGAATGGCTAACCAGATAACGATTGATATTGTTGCGGAGACCAAGAAACTTACCTCTGGGATTAATGATGCTAATGGTCAGATTGATGGCATGTCAAATAAACTTAAAGGTGCTGCTGCTGCTGCTGGGGCAGCCGCATCTGCCTTTGTTCTCAAGCAAGGCATAACATTCTTAAAGCAAGGCATTGATGAGGCTAAAGAAGCCCAAGAAACAATGCGAGCAGCCACAACAACATTTGGTGAAGGCTCTGCAGCCCTTGAAAAGATTACAAAAGATGCTGATGCTTTTGGTAAAGCAATTGCAGTTGATAACGATGTAATTATCCAATTATCAACACAGTTGGGCTCTCGTTTACCTGCTGATGCTAAGGCTTTGTCTGCAGAGATTGTTAATCTTGGTTTTGATATTGAAGCCTATACTGGTGGTGCTGTAACTGCAGATGCTGTGACTAACAAACTTGCCAAGGCATTTGTTGATGGAGAATTGTCTTCAAAAGAATTAGCAAAGGTATTTCCTGATCTATCAGAGGCAACCTATGCACAAGCAGAAGCAGCATCAAAGGCTGGAGACAATCAAAAAGCACTTGATATTATTATTGCAGCAGCACAAGCAAAATATGGTGATGCAGCAGAAAACAATGTTACATCAACACAGAAATTTGAAGTAGCATTAGCAAACTTTAAGGAAACTCTTGGTACAAAGGTTTTGCCAATATTAGAAAAGGGAATTGATTTCCTAACCAAGTTGATTGGTGTATTTGATGGATTGCCAGGTCCAGTACAAAATGTGGTACTTGGACTAGCAGCACTTATTGCAATTGGTGGACCTATTTTAACATTCTTGGCATCAATGAAGACTGCTTTGATTACCCTTGGTGTTGTAACAAAGGCACAAACAGGAAGCCAGATAGCATTAAATACAGCAATGCTTGCTAACCCTATTGGTATTGTAATCATAGCCATATTAGCAATTATTGCTGTTGGTGTATTGCTTTGGAAGAACTGGGATACCGTCACAGAATATGCAGGCAAACTTTGGGATAAGATTAAGGATGTATTTGGTTGGGTTAAGGAAAACTGGCCACTACTCCTTGCAATTTTGACGGGACCAATTGGACTTGCAGTATTAGCCATTACTAAGAACTTTGATAAGATTAAAGAGAAGGCATCAGACATTGTTGACTTCGTTAAGAATATATTTGATGACCTACCAGAAAAGATGATTCAAATTGGAAAGAACCTTGCTACTGGTCTTTGGAATGGTTTGCAGTCTATGGCATCATGGCTTAAGAATAAAATCTTTGACTTCTTTGGTAACTTGATTCCAGGATGGGCAAAGAAGATGCTTGGCATCAGTTCTCCATCAAAGGTATTTGCTAAGTTTGGTGAGCAGATTGTTCAAGGACTTGCACAAGGTATTGGTGCTGCAGAAAATATTGCAAAGAATGCAACATTTAATCTTGGTGCATCAACTATCAGTGGATTTAATACTCCATTGCTTTCAGGTGGTGCATCAAAGTCACCAATTAGCATTGTAATCAATGCAGGACTTGGAACTAACGGTCCAGCCCTTGGTCGTGAAGTATCAAGTGCAATTAGACAATATGGCAAAGTAAGTACACAGGCGAGGTTCTAATGTCACTTAGAGACTCATTTAAAGTATACTTATATCCAGACCCATTAACTGCACCCGCTTTTCAACAGGAACCAGAAGGTTATGAAGACATTACTTCAGGAATTGTTAATGTAGATGTCCTAACTGGAACAGATATTTATGAAGGACCAGCCCAGCAAGTAGATACTGCTCAATTTACAATTGTAAGTCGTAATCCAAACCTTGATCCAAAGATTAACCCAAATGTAACATATAACGCAAGAATTGCTCTCCTTGATGTTAGAAATGATACTCCAGCATCTGAAGCAGAATTCTTTAGAGGATATATAACTGGTATTGATGTTCAATATCAAAGAAATGATAATCCTATTATTACCATTACTGGTACAGATATTTTTGGTATATTACAAAGAACTGTTGTTAATGAAACACTTCGCAATCAAATAATTACCTTTATGACAGCAAACTTTAGAACTGAAGGAATTAGTTTTCAAGAATTTGTTTCTATGGAAGAATTTTATAACTTGTTTAGTTCTAAATATTATAATGAAGAAATGATGGGTGAAGCCTTTGAGGGTGATGGTGGACAGATTGCTGACACTACAGTTCCATTTAAATTTTTTAGTCTTGGACTTGCAAACAATGTAAGCCCTGAAAATTTTGCTTATGAAGGTTTGTTAGGTTACAGTCCAGCAAGATATGTTCCAGAACTTGGAGAAACATTTTTAGAAGTAATAAACAAATATGCAACAACAAACCTAAATTCTTTATCAGCAAACGGTGACCGTGGTTACAACTATATAAGTGTTTTGCCATATGTAAAAAATGATGGATACTACTGGAATTTTCAATCAGACCCATCTTTAAGCACAGCACCATATGACTTTAGTTCTGACCCAGCAGATGATGCATCATATGAATCAATCATAGTTAATAACGGCTTTGACAGAATCATTAATCAGATAGAAGTATCTAACGATTATAAGTATTTACAAAGTGGTGAAATAAAGTCAGAAAGAGAAAACATTTCATTTGTTTCTCAAGACTCTATAGATGATTATGCAGTCACAAAATTAAACCTACCAACAATCTTTGCAGAGCGTGGAGAAGGAGAAGTTGCAGGTCGTGCTGCAACACTTGCACAAAATACATTTCAGATAGTTGCTAATCCTTCATACGAAATACAAAGAATTTCATTTAATAATGCAAGATCTGAAGACTTGCAAAGTGGAAAAACCTATAGTTTTTATAAATTAAATGAATCAGTGAGAATAAAGCATAAAGTTAGCGATACTGAAACAATCAACAGATGGTATGAAATTGCTGGTGTTCGTCATAGCATTTCTCCTGATAATTGGACAATGGAGTTTACCCTTAAGCCTGATAGGTCTGAACTTGTTTTTGATTTCCAAGGGTATAAGCCAACACTTGAAATGAACTCTTTAACTGGAGATTCAAACTTTAACTTTACTGGAACAATAGTAGATTATCCAGAAGAAGATATTCTTTATACTCTTTGGTGTTTAAATGCTCGTGAAGAAGGCTACAATGCTGACTTTTATTATGCTTCATCACTTAATGGAGAAAGATACAAAGATGGTTATGCAATATTCGGTGGTTTAACACAAACATGGAACTTTGATGATGATGGAATCCTTGCAGAATATAGTCCACTTTACAATAGATGGGGTGGATACGGATCAGGTTACTGGACAGTCTATGTCTACATTGTTTTAAAGAGTGGTTTTACAGTTGTTGCTCAACAAACTCTAACTGTTGGTACTCCTGTAGTAGAAGCAGATTTTACATGGGAACAAAACCTAATAAATAATTTTGGTCAAGTTCAATTTACAGATACATCAGTTAATAATGAAGTTGGAGAGCCTGACTCTTACCTTTGGGATTTTGGAGATGGAACCACATCAACATTAAGAAATCCTCTAAAACTTTATAATCCAACAGGACCAACTGATAATGAGTTTGATGTTAGTTTAACTGTTTTTGCTTATGGTGAATTTGGGGCAAAAGTATATGACACAAAGACACAGACAGTAACACTAACACAGCCAACAATGGCTCCTGATTTTACATGGACAGCAAATGCTCAAATAGTAACATTTACAAATACATCAACAAATGTTGGATTTGAAGAGCCAGATGCTTATTTCTGGGAGTTTGGTGATGGAACAACTTCTACATTAAAGAATCCTGTCCATACATTTCCAGTAGCAAATGAAAATGTTCCAGAATCTTTTTCTGTAAAGTTAACAACAAGAAATATTTGGGAACAAACTGCATCAGTTACTAAAACTGTTACAACTACTGCTTTAAACAAAAGTGGAACATTTCCTGTTCGCTATATTAAATTTAGAATTGACCCTTACACTAAGGCAGGCACAGTTCCTGGCGGTGGAGAATTAGTTGCTATAAATCCTGTAATGAGCAATCTTAAAGCAACTACATCTGGTACAGGAGCAAACTTAACATACTTAAAGCCACTTATAGGATTTAATGATGATTCAATTCCAAAAATGAGATGGTTTTCTACTGATGGTAGAGCAGTGCAAGAAAGTCAAGGTTGGCAATACTTTTTAACAAGAGACCCAGCAGAAGTTCCTACAACTAGTTATGGCGATGGCCCTGCTAATCAAAACAATTCAACATCTGTTGGCCAACCATATCCTACAGTTCGTTGGGAACTTGTTGTAGACCTTGGAACAACAACACAACTTATAAATGACATAAATTTAAGATTTGAAGACCTTTTTGTTCTTACTGGACCTTTTGCTGGTCTTCAAGTAGAAGATTTTTATCCAAAAATTTCTGTAGATGTTGCTAATGTTGTAACTGACTATACTCCAAATCCATCAGGAACATTTGGTCCAGCAACACTAAATGGTAATTGGGTAAACATTGGATATATTAAGGTTGATGGTGGAAGAATGGATCCAACAAAACCTGCAGGACAAAGAACAAATGCAACAAAACCAATATTTAAGATGAGACCAATGCCTTTGAACATTCCTTACTTTAACTATACATTTAATGATAAAATTGTTTCTTTTACATCAGTAGAAACTGCTGATTCGTATGCCTGGAATTTTGGGGATGGAACAACATCAACAGATAAAGACCCAGTAAAGACTTATGCTGCTTATGGAACATATACAGTTACTCTTGCTGTTACAAATGGTGGAATAGTTACAAGAACAACTACTGAGCCTGTGATAGTTCAAGCACCAGTAATATAAATTTCTGGACTGCCTCCAGGAAAAGCAAAACCCTCCCACTATGTCTGATAACTAAGGGAGGGTTTTGTTATTTCAATTATTCTTCAGTGCTTGTTGGCACCTCTGGTAGTAGTTCTACCTCAGTCTTAGGTGACTCTTTCTTCTTAACTTTAGGACGCTTTAACTCATAATCCCAGTTTTTCTCATCAATCAGAATGCCATTCCAATATATCTTTTTACTCATTATTACTCCTTATTTGCCAAGATAGTGTAGATATCATCAACACGACTTTCTAGCCTTGTGATTTGGTCTTTCATGCTGGACCCAGAATTTGGCTTAAGTTCAGACAAGAACTTGGTTATCATCCATTTTGAGAACCCAAAAAAGGATCCAAGGACAACCACGATGGCAGAGGCCACGGCAGCAATAATTTCAGGGTTTAAAGTCAACATACATCAAGTATACAATTGAGGTAGATTAGCCTTGGAGGAATCAATGGAAACCCTTAAT